CAAGAAAACAGCGCTGATTATCAGAGAGTTATAAAGCCAAAGTTACACGATACAAAAATACAAACTTTTCGGACGAAATTACATCACATCAAATTTACTAAGAAATATTAGCTTTTTACTAATAATTATTAGTTATCTCAATTTTTATTTGTATCTTTGCCGAAAAATGGCATATGAATAGAGTAGTTTACATCAAGGTGCCTGCTCATATCAGGCAATGGGCATACCACAGTTATGGAAATCCAATTATTTTCCCTATCATCGGCAACGAGGTTGCCGTCATACGTCGGTTCACAAGTAAACCGCCTCAGGCTAGAATGTCGCCAGTAGAACAGGAGAGCCAGGAAGAGATGGAGAAGGCGGATGCCGCCTCACTGCACCAGAGCGTGACGAATACCTTCAAAGATGAGGAGTACGAACAGAGCCGATGGCTCATTCAACCTAATGAGTATATCGCCATCTCGCTTCCGGAATCCAAGGCAAAGCCAATACGTGAGTACAACTACCTGGGCCCACGTGCCAGAAGAGCCGTGAAGGAGATGATCACCGACCTTTTCAAGATAGACCTCTGGGCATCCCTGAAGGACATCGCTGACCGCTCATGCAAGCTTTCATCACTCATTTCAGCCTGGTGCGAGCAACATGGCATTGGCATTGATTATGAGGATACCGTGCGCCAATGCTTCTACAGAATGCGCGATCAGCACGCAAAAAAGGGCATAAATTTAAACTCTACAACAAGATTTCATAAAGATTAATACAATTTTTTCCGTTTCGGCGAACAACTCCGAACAGAATGAAAATAATCGAAATAACCAAACAACTTAGAAATATGGCATACATCAAAAACATCATCAAGATTGAGATGACAGAGGCAGAAAACCTCAAAAGTGTCGTCTTCCCTATGGATCAGAGATGCATTGTACCGTCGGCTGCTAACTTCCGGTCAATTCAATGCAAAGTTCCGTCAAGTTGTGAGATTTCCGACAAAGTAGAGTCAAAAGTCCGCATTTTCACCTCCAAGCTCACCTTCAAGTCGTGCGAGCAGATAGATCCGAACTACCGACCTCTAGCCTTCAGAATCACCACGGCAGATGGCATTCGCTACCTTATGGGCTGCGACCGCCGACCATATCCGGTACTCACCCGTACCGAAAACCTGCCAAGTTCACATACGGAATCTTCCCTGATTACCTATACAGCAACTTGGACAGACGTCATCAGACCGCTCCAAATCATAGAATAAGTTTTTTTATTTCTTCTCCTTATTATATAACTTTGCGGCAATCAAATTCGCTAAGTTGTATGAAATATCAAATATCTATCACCGGTTATATAGGGTCGTGGACCAAGTTTATGGTCCGCGATATCCTTAATAACAACAAAGGCAAGCACGTCGATGTAGCCATCGATTCGCCGGGCGGTGCGGTTTCCGCAGGTCTCGCCATCTGTCAGATGTTCAAGGACCATGGCGATGTGACGGTTGACTTTCAGGCGGGCTTCTCTGCATCTGCCGCCACCATCTGTGCGATGGGCGCCAAGAAGATCCGAATGAACAAGTACAGTTTGCTCCTGGTTCATAAGTGTTCCACGGAGCAGTTTGTATGGAGCGCCCTCAATGAGGAAGAAATCGGTTCCCTCATCGAGCAGCTGCAGAAGCAGCAGGAAGACCAGCAGAAGATAGACAATATCATTGCCAATGTTTACTGCGATCGCTCGGGAAAGAAGCACGAGGATATCATCAAGGTGATGTCTGAAGCCAAATGGCATACCGTGGATGAGTGCATCGATCTCGGTTTAGTGGATGAGTCGATGGATGGCAAGCCGGCTGAAATCACGGAGTCAACACAGAACTTCATCAAGTACAACAATCTTCCAGCATTGCCAGAGGTCGTCAATTCCTGGTATGAGAAGAAGCCGGGCTTCCTGGGACGAATCTTCGGAAAGGAAAACTCACACAAAAATGTTTTAGATATGATTAAGAAATGGACTCACATCAACAATGTTCTCAACGTAGAGGGCATTGAGGCAGAAGAATCAGCCAAGGACTGCACCATCTCCCAGGAGCAGATGCAGAAGCTGGAGGATAAGATTGCTGCCGACTCCAGCTCGATCAAGACCAAGGACGAGGAACTCGATAAGGTCAAGAACGAGAAGAAGGAACTGGAGGATAAGGTCAAGAACCTGGAGAAGGATAAGAAAGACCTTGAAGAGAAAGTAAAGGATCTGGAGAAAGAACCGGGTGGCGAAACCCACACTGCCGTAGATGACAACAAGGCTCAGGACTTCTGCTCAGATCAAGTATCGGACGTTTTAATGGATTTTGCATAATATGGCAGAGAATGATAAATTTGTTGCACCTGTTGACGTACAGGAACAGCTGCAAAAGACGGCAAAGATCTACCGTAATAAGTTAATCACCATGCCTACCAGAGGTCTGAAGAAGTCACTCAGCTACATGACTCTTCGCCCAGGCATCCGTGTATCAGAGACCGTAGGCGAACTTACAGGCGGTGCTGAGTTCGGTCCATACGATGAGGACCGCGTAGCTGACGGCAACGTCAAGATTACACCTCGTACCCTGGAGGTGTTCTTTGGCAATGTCGATATCAAGTTCTCACCTAACTCAGTTTATTCCACCATCTGGGGCGCCAACGTCACTAATGGCGATGCCCTGAAGAATGTGCCTATCACGCTGCAGGTTCTTCAGCTCCTCGCCCTGAAGCTCGGCAAAAACCTCGACAAGGTTCTGTTCAAGGCTGTACGCAACCCTACAGGAACAGGTTCTGTTGACCTCTTCAATGGTTTCGATACCATTGCCAAGACCGAACTGGATGCCGGCAAGCTTTCCAGTGGCCTCGGAAACCTTATCAAGATTGCAGATATTCTGGGCGACAACAAGACCATCAACGACGACAACGCCGTAGATTTCGCACAGGGCATCTGTGAATTCGCCGATGAAGAGCTGATGGCAGAGGATAAGGTTTACCTTTACGTTCCTCAGTCATTCGTCAACCTCTACAACCGTGCCTTCCTCAAGAAGTTTGGTGCTGCTCCTTACAACAAGGATTACAACCACCTCACCGTAGAAGGATTCGGCAACGTTGAGTTCGCTGTCCTTTCCAACAAGAAGGATGCTCCTTTCTTTGAACTTACTACCAAGAGCAACATGCTGGTGGGCGTCAACGAGATCAACAACAACGATGCTGAGCAGATTAAGGTCGAGAAGTATCACCCATGGAAACTCGACTTTATTGCTACCAAGTTCTTCGGTACCCAGTTTGAGAGCATCAACAAGGAGCGAGCCCTGTTCATCACCGATGATGGTACCAAGCCACTCATCCAGAAGGCAGCCACATCATCTGCCAGCCAGACTGGCGGCAAACAGAGTGGCAAGGACGCTACCGCTGACGGAAACGTCTAATGTTTCACCTTATATAATATAGGAGATTAAAATATGGCATGTACTAACAAAGATTTATATAAATCTGTGCGCAAATGTCCGGGTACGATTATTCGTCCCGGCATTAAGCCGAAGTTCCTGGCCATCCCGCTTTCGCAGATTCTTGCATGGCCAAAGCTTCCAGATCCAGGCGATACCACCAAGGGACTGGAGGAACTCGCCACCTATAAGGGTGACTTCACTCTTGCCGCTGATGCCAAGTGGCACGCAGTTGACCTCGTAGCACTCAAGTCTTCCATCACCACGGAGACTCAGGGCGAAGCTCCATCAGCTACCTTCCTCAACAAGGCAGAGTATATCATCGGCGGCACTGATGCCGATATTACCGGTTTCGGCCGTATGGCGATCAATGACGAACTGGTCTATGCCCAGCAGGATCCTAATGGCCGCTTCCGCATTCTCGGTAACGAGATGTTCCCGGTGAAGACCACATTTGCCCAGAACAGCGGCGCCGGAGCTACCGACTCAAAGACCTCAACTCTCGGCGTAGAGGCCACCGATTTCTGCCCTGCTCCATACTATGATGGCAAGCTTGAGACAGATGAAGGTGATATCAAGGGCAGCGATGGCTCTGCTTGGGAAGCAACCGGTCACGCGTAAGATTTGCCCAAATTTACATAACTACACATACTGATTTGCTTAGGTGGCTCTCGCTTCGTGCCTGAGCCGCCTTTGTTTGTTTTCACCTTATTATATATTGAATATGGATCATCAATTTACCAGACAGATGCAGGAGTGGCTCAACTCTAAGCACGAATCGGATGCAGAAATCATCAAGGGAGCAGATATACTCTTCCGTCTCAACCGAAACCGGTTCTATCATGTCCGAGCAACCCGACAGCCCCAGGCATACCGCACCAACATAGAGTATGAACTGAATAAGTTCCTCAAGATCCGTCTCGACAACATGACCATCGAGGAGGTCAGGAAGATGAACGATATCGTGATTCCTGAAGCCCAGGCTATCATTGCCGAAGGAGAAGCAGAGAATAACGGAGAAAATCAGGGAAAATCGGAGAAAAACGGCGATTCCATCGAGGAAAATGCCTCTACCGATGATACAGAACTCCCGTCCTCGGATAGCGATGGAGTGGCTGTTGTCCGTAAGGGCAAGCGCAAGGATCACGATTTCCTGCCCAAGGAAGTAGCCGACCTCTGGGATATCAACGCCAAGCGATACAAGGAAATCAAATCTACCTTCGAGACGCTCAAGGCGATGGAAGACAAGGAACCATGCGACCGATACGAGCATCTAAAGATTCTTTCGGATCTCGACAAGAAGTATCGTGCCGATATGCTCACCTACGACTCATACCAGGTGACACGTGCCGACCGTGACCGTGTAGCTAAAGCCAGACTCGCCGAAAATGCCAGCCAGGGTTAAAGTTGCCGATATACTCAAACCCATCGATGAGGTGAAGACACAGGCATACTTCGGACGGCACCTGCACACACTCGGACTCATCAAGTGGATCCTTTCACAGATTGGTTCTGCTGATGTGTGGGTGTCTTCCTACTCCACCTCCGAGGAGTTCCTCAGAGGTTTCCGCCTGATGCGGGATTCGGGCAGCATCTCGTCGGCAAAGATGCTGCTGGATGTGAAGGCAAGCAAGAAGACCGTACACCTGTGGCGGCTTATGTCGGCATGCTTCGATGATGTCTATCTGGGCGAGAACCATTCCAAGGTGACGCTTTTCCGGAATGATCAGCATGTTGTTTCGGTCGTCACGTCCCAAAACCAGACATACGGCAGCCGTGACGAGAGTACCATCATCACCACGGAACCACAGGTCTTTGCCGACCTGTTCAATGGATATACCAGTCATTGTGACAATCAAAGCTTAAGAATCAATGGAAATTACTCAGGAGTTACTCAACAAAGTGCAAGAGCTGGCAGAGAACCTGACTCCGATCTCGGAGATGTCCGTCCTTTTGGATATTAAGGAGGATGTTCTGCGTGAAGAGATTCTCGACCCTGCATCAGAGCTCCGGCGCGTCTATTATCTGGGCATGGCAAAAGTCAGGCAGCAGATTCGCAGGAATGAGCTGGAGCTGGCTGCAGCCGGCTCACCTCAAGCCGTACAGCGCACACATGAATATCTGAATAAAATGATAGAGGAGATCAAGATATGAGAGAACCAGCCAACATCGATGCCATCATCGACCTGATGGACCGCACACCCGAAGAGATGGATGCACAGAATGTTCCCGCACCCGTTCGCGACCGCATTCTGCGCATCCGGGCTCTTTATGCCTGGTGGCTCATCAATCCACGCAAGACAGACCAGGAACTTGTCTTCAAGGATATGCAGGACTACAAGGTGCAGCGCATGATGGCTTATAATGACCTGCACCTCATCAAGCTCATACTGGGCAACCTGCAGAAGGTTTCCAAGGACTTTGCCCGGTACCGCTTCGACCAGATGATTCAGCGCACCTACGAGAAGGCAGACAATATGGGCGATGCCAGAGCCATGGCTGCAGCTGCCGCCGCATACGGCAAATATCACCTGCTCGACAAAGAAGATCCTGTCGACAACGGCTATGACCAGATACAGCCTCAGGTCTTCATACCTACTTCAGACCCTCGCCATCTCGGTCTCAAGCGCATACCTAACGTGATGGGCACCATCAAGAAGCTCATCAAAAAATACACCGACAACTCCATGGATCTCATCAAGATCGAGAGCGAAGACTATGACGAGCAGCTGCTGGAGTATACACCTACAGAGGAAATCAAACAAGAGGAGGGCACAACATGATAGAGCAATACTTCAACCCGGCGCAACAAGAGGTCAACCTCATCTCCGCTCGCGACAACGTGGTCGTGGGCGGTCGAGGCATCGGCAAGAGCATTCTCCATGCCACCTTCAACCTGCGCAACATGCAGCGCATGCCTGGCAGCAATGGCGGCTTCGTCTCCGCCAACACCAAGCGATGCCTCACCAACACCATACCGTCCATGCTACAGCACTGGGAGCGATGGGGCTTCCACCGTGGCAAGCACTATGTCATCGGCATCAAACCGCCCAAAAAGCTGGGGTGGCCTGATCCTGTCATCCCTCCTTCCAACTGGGAGAACACCATATCGTTCTACAACGGCTCCATCGGCACCATCATCTCACAAGACCGCAAGGGCACGTCAAACTCCCTCTCGCTCGACTACCTCGACATCGACGAGGCTAAGTTCATCGACTTTGAGCAGCTCAAAGACGAGACTTTCCCTGCCAACCGAGGCAATGTCAACCTCTTTGGCCAACACTACTATCACCATGGCATGCTCATTACTTCAGATATGCCCGTGACTAAAAAAGGCTCCTGGTTCCTCAACTATAAAAAAGACTGCGACCCTCACCTCATAGAGGCGATATCATCACTCGTGGTCGAAGAGTATGACATACGCAACCGCATCAAGACCTCTGGCCACATCAGCCTATATGCCAAGCGCAGACTCAAAGAGATTGGGCTACTCCTGGCACAACTGCGTTCCAAGGCTCTCTTTTACAGGGAGTACTCTTCTGTTTACAATGTCGAGGTCCTGGGCATGGAGTTCATCAAGCAGATGAAACGAGACCTACCAGCCCTCACCTTCCAGACCTCCATCATGTGCAAGCGACCTTCCATCTCGCTCGATGGCTTCTACTCCAACCTCAGGGATGTCAACCTCTACTCTGCTCCAAACCTCGACTACCTCGATGGACTGGAGTATGATGTGGAAAAGCTGCAGCATGTCGATTCACGCATGGATGCAGACGTTGACCCAGACCGTCCGCTCTGCATCGCCTTCGATGCCAACGCCCTCATCAACTGGATAGCCATTGGCCAAGACAACCTGCGTGGAGAGGCACGCTTGCTCAAGAGCATCTTTGTCAAGTATGAGGAGAAGCTGCCCACCCTGCTCGACAAGTTCATGGCTTACTATGCATATCATCGCTGCAAAGAGGTCAACTTTTACTATGACTCCACCTTCGTGGGCAACAACTACGCCCTGATGAATGATGACTTTCACACCTTCATCACCAACTATCTCACCGACCATGGTTGGTATGTCAACGAGGTCTATCTGGGCAACCCGATGGGGCATATAGAAAAAATGCTGCTCATTAACCGCATGTTCCTGGGCAAGGCTGACCACCGTGCCATGATCAATGATGAGAACAACGAGGACATGCTCCTATCCATCCGACTCGCTGGTGTCTACAATGGCAAGAAGGATAAGCGAGGCGAAAAGCTGGCAGAGACCGAAGAGGACAAGCTGGAGGCTCGCACCGATGGCTCCGATGCCTTCGACTCTCTGATGATTGGCATCGAGAAGTTCCCACAGGCTGATGGCTACGTCTCCTGTGGCTCCATGCTCTGATACGCTGACCGATTTACTTATTAGATAAATAACATGGTGGCTGGCATTCTTGCTTGACCGCCGATGAGGGGAGTGCGCTGTGAAGCGTGCTCCCTTTTTTCGTGCCCTTCCGTGACTATCTCCACATGAAAAACACGTTTTACATTCTTGCAAATTCTTTAACGGTCCTTTACATATTCCGCTCGTTCCAAGAGGGTCGAGGGCGCGCTCGGGCGCAGGGCGGTGGGGGGTCCTTTCGGAGACAAAGGGCAATTCTTTCCCTTTGAATCCCTTGAAACCACGATAAAATCGGGGTTTTCCACTCGTTGGGTGTGGAAAACCTGTCGTAAAACGACACATTTTGCCCTCTCCGCCCCGAGGTCGAAGACTGCAAAATGCTGCGATTTCATCGCTCTAAGGTATGTTTTTCTCCCCAAACTCCGAAAAACATGGCTTTTTTGATGCCGCAAATTTACCCTTTCTCATATCGTGTAAATATGTTAAAATTTGCGGTTTCATCGGTCTAACATCCATGACGCTCAAACGCCACTGAGTCTTAACACCAGGGTAAAGGCAAAAAGCCTTTTCTTTGTCCGCTTTATCCGCTCCGAGAGCTTTTCCTGTATGAGAGTGGTATCCGTCAGTCATTATCTCTTTTTCCTCAGCAAAGGTACGGCGGACGGTATCACCAAGTACCGGCACAAGGCACTATTTAGCCAAAACTTTTTGGCAGCCTTCCACAATCTGAGATTGGGTATTCCTTAAAACTTTTGCCTAAATTCCTTGGCTTTATACCTCTTCTCCGCTCGTCTGCATTGCACCGTAAAAAGCGACAAAAACGACCGACGGACAGAATAAAAAAAACTCTCAGACGGGCAGACAAAGACGAGTTAAAGAAAAAGCTCCTTTTCTCCCTCTGGCTAGAATAAAAAAATAGAGCGTATGAAGACTTTCAATTATTACGAGTACAACTCCAAGCGTTTCGATACTTCAGCTGAAGCTGAGCAGGTGAGAAACTTCATCTTTGCCTTCAAGGATGGCAAGCAGTGGGCAACAGACTATGCTGCCGACATGGTGGTAAATAGTTTCGTAGATACCTATGGCGATAAAGCGAGCGACTTTGTTTTGGTGTGCGCTCCAGCTGCCAACAACAAGAAGTACTGCAAGCGTTTCAACCGCTTCGCTCAAATGGTGAGCAAGGGTGCAAGGGTACAGAACGGCAACGAGCACATTTCCATCTATGGTGAGCGCACGGCAAAGCACCTCACGGCAGACCGTGTTTGCGAGAGCTTCGGCTACAGCGTAAGACTCGACAAAGACTACTTCAAGGGTAAGAAAGTCATCATCTTCGACGATGTCATCACGAGCGGAGCAACCGCCAACGAGTTTGCGAGCCAACTCGCAGAATGTGGCGCACAGGTCATGGGTGCAATGTTCCTGGCAAGAACCAAGAGAATGTATAACTAATCAAAATATAAACGATATGCGACAAAATTATAAAGACCTTTGCATGGAGGAAAGACCACAGTACAGAGCCTATAACCAAGGCTTCGAGACACTCACCAACGTGGAACTCATTTCGTTGGTACTCAATAGAGGAGCAGGCACACGTGAGAGCATGGAGCAAGCTAGGCAGATTTACAACGTCATGCAAGGCTCACTCAAGAACATCAAAAAGGCAAGACTAGAGGAACTAGAGGTTGTGCAAGGTGTGGGAGACTGCAAGGCGATAGCACTGCAGGCAGCTTTGGAACTGGGCAGACGCTACCAAATGGAAAAGGCTGAGAAGCAGACAGACCTAGGCAGCAGCATAGCACTCTACAACTATCTCCGACCAATCGTGCAAGACCTAGATACTGAGCGGTTTTACGTCATACTGATGAACCAAAACTTTCGGCTCATCAAGTGCATCAACCTCAGTCAAGGAGGCATCACAGAGACTGCCGTGGACGTGAGACTCATCATGAAGGAAGCCGTGCTCAACAACGCCACCATCATGGCAGTGGCACACAACCACCCATCTAACAGTCCACAGCCAAGCAAGGCAGACGACCTACTCACGCAAAAGATAGCCAAGGCGTGCGACATCATGCGCATCTTCTTCATGGACCATATCATCATGGCAGACGGCAGCTTCTACAGCTATCACGACAAAGGCAAGCTATAATATATATATAATAAGGTAAGGGGAAGGCTAAAACCTTCCCCCTCATTTTCCAAAAATTTTCGCCTGCGGCGAAAGCGTCTGGCAAGAGCCAAAAAGCGGTCGAGCATTCTTTATATACCATTTTCCAATCTTTATTGCAATTTTTGTTGTTAAATTTATCATTAAATTTGCGATTTACAAAAAATATCCGTATCTTTGCATCGTGTTAATATAAACAGGATGTGAATTATGAGCAATACAACGACTATATATACAACATACCAAACTGACGGCAGCCCTGTTGTGGCTATACAAGACAAAGGTACTGGCAAGGTTGCATTCGCTGGTGTTACCAATAAGGCTAACTTTTTCAACATCAGTACTGCCGACAGACTCAAGGAGTTGATGACTCGTGCCGTTAACAACCGCACACGTGAGCGCAACTACTTCAAACTATATTGCGAAATGCTTGACGGCAATATTACCGAAGAAGAGTTTGATAAAGAGATTGAAGAGCATGAGGATAAGTACATCATCAAACAAGATAAAGATGCTTCCATTGAAGACATTGAGGTGGCTCTTGAGGTCAGCCCATCGCTCATGAGCATCACCTCGCCTGATGATATGGCTGAGGTATTCTCTTTCAGTGAAAAATCAATGCAAAAAAGTATCCAATAATGGCTATATATATCAAAGAAGGTGAAATCATAGAGGGCAAAAAAGCTGATGTCATTGCCAGAAGGGCTGAGTGGAAGGGACTCAAAGAGGAACCTATCACGGGCAAAAAGATGACATTATACGAACTAGACCGAAATAGTTCCGTAGAAATCACCGAAGCTCTTGAGCTCAACGAAGAGGACAAGAAAATACGAGAAGATCTCAACGTCCATGGCAATGTGGGTGACAAGATACAAGGCGATGCCATCAGGCTTTGGGTTGACTCCAAAAGAAATTCTCTGAAGTTCAATACCAAGGAGGGCATCTCTGGCAGACATGGAGCCAACCTAGTGAGCACAAACAAGCGCACGGTGAGCAAACTCAAATATTCATTCGATAATTATAAAAAACTTTTCAAACACTCGGCTATCGAGTCTAACATTAAAGGACATATAAAATGAACATAGATATTCTTGCATTGTGTGACTTTGCACAAGATAATGACGGCAAACTTACCATCGTGGGCACTTTTGACCACTATGTGGTAAGAAAAGCACCGCTGCCTAAGAGCAACCTCTTCATGGTAGCGAGAGTTAAGATGAACAGCGAGGAAAGCAAACTTCAGCAAGAGTTCTCGGCAGAGGTTACAGAGATGAGCACTGGCAAGATGATTCTTGGCCAGCCCATCAATTCCAAGATTGAGCCGCGCCCTTCTGATGAGTATCTCTTTAGTAACTTCATCTTCGAGTTTACTGACCTGCAGTTCCCGGCTGAAGGTAATTATAAGTTTTCGTTCAAAATCGGCGACGTAGAGAACTCACTACCACTTAAGGTATATTTCCAGAAATAAGCATAACAAACCCTCGATACTCAATGTACCGGGGGTATTTTTTTTGCGGAATATGCACGGAAAATCGAGGAAAATGCGGGGAAAATCGGGGAATTTCCGAGGAATCCAATCCTCGAAGTGGCAGAACAGAAGGGAGATCCTGCGGTCGTTTCCGGTCATTTTCGGTCGTTTTCGCAGTCATTTCCGGTCATTCCTGGATATGATTCCGATTCATTCCGGTTTCTTTCCGTTTTCTTTCCGTTTTTATTCCTTTTCATTCCTCATTTTCAAATTATATTATTACTTTTGCACCGGAATTTATTCAATTAATTGCAGTTATGAAGAAAATTATTCTAATTTTAGCCATCATTTTTATGGCTATTGGCGCTAAAGCGCAGAGCACCATCCAGTCTGAGGATGGTAAGTATCCGGTTTATTGCGACCTCAAGGCATATAACTTCTGGGGTGTAGGCAAAGTGAAGGTCATGCTTGATATGGGCGCAGTCTCCAATGGTGGAGGTTCCTTCGAGAGCTTATATGGTGAGGATGGCAAACAGATCAAGTTCAATACCATCATGGCAGCCGTGAATTATATGGCTAAGAAAGGTTGGATACTTGACAAGACATATTATGTTACAGAGGGTGCCGGCAGGGCTGTTCTCCACTATGTTCTGGTGAAGAGAGTGAAGAATGATTCTGAGATTCGAGCAGGGTTGATTACCAAAGAAGAGCAATAATATGTTATTAAACATGTTTTGAAAAGAAAAATGAGCGAGGAATGAAAATTTCTCGCTTTTTTTTTGGCGGTTCCAAATTTTCTTCGTACTTTTGCCATCGGTTATAAGATAGTAGTAATCTACTCAGCGATGGCGACTGTTTCGCCTAGGCTTCACGCCGTGGGCTTTTTTTATGCCTATAAAGTATCATTTTCCCGGCAGCGGGAAAAAGGTCTTATCAATATGGCGGTTGCATGATCCGTAAGATACTTGCCCTTCGCTGGGAAAGCTACCATCTTATAACCAACGGTGAATGTGACCGCCACCATTGTATTTATACAACAAGGTCGGTCTATAATGGTTATAAGATGGCAATTATGCAGAATTCAATTTTATTAAGTGATGCGCAGGTAAGACCTGCAGGCATCAGCGTTGAGGAGGGTATCAATACCCTCAAGTGTGAAATCAAGAAGCTCGCCAAGACCAAGAGCGAGACCTTCTCCTGCCTTTGCGAGGAGACCGTGACCTATGGTGAGGTATTGGCCACCGTGGTGGGCTTCGTCGCCCTGATGGCATTCGTGGCATTGAGTGGATTCATAGCAGGAGGGGAGGTGATGTGATGGAGATAAAATCATACAGCCGTGCTCACCACATATCACGCAAAGAAGTACGTCGCCTGTATTTCTTCGCCTCTGAAGGCAGACGAATCAATGCTGCAAAAACTATATTGGCTTTTCGCAATGGTAATGACAAGATAGTGGCTAAGACCATCATCTATGATGATAAGGATTGCACTATCGTGAGATGGTTTGACCATCGTTACTACACCATTCCATATCACTCTCAACTTCTTTATGCCAAGCCATACCGCATGACCTTGGCAAAATATAAACAACTTAACGGCAATTTAGCAAAGTAAAAAAAATATGAAAGAGAATAACAACACTCCAATAGATACCAACCTCCACATGACAGCAGATGTCTGGAATGCGTTGGTAAAAATGATGGATACCAGTCAACTCGAAAACTTCATCGAGAACCTCGGCTACATACAAGACCGCCTCGTCTCCGATGAGTTCGTCACCAACTGCGTCGAAGACTTCGGCGGAGCAGACAAGGTGCTACTCTTGCTCAACACATTCAAGCGCATGGGCAACCTCTTCCAAACCATCAACATCGCACTCAAGCAGAGAGGAGGTGTGGCATGAAAGAGCGCAAGCACATCATAGGCTTCGGCACATACCAAGCCCCACCACCTCCACCAGAGCCAGACAAGGAAACTGAGGATAATCTAGTGGAGCAAGCCCTAGGTCAATATCTCATCGACTACAAGCCATACGACCCAGACGATGAGGTTGATCCACAAGAGTTCAAGACCTCACGAGAGATACAAGAGGCACTCTCCGATATGGTGACAATCTCTATCTCTACCATCACAAAGTACATGAACTCGCATGGCTATGACATGGTAAATGTCGAGGGCGGCGGTCTCACCTGGCACCTGCAGCGAGATGCCCCCTTCTAAAAAACAAGATCATTTTTTTTCATTTTTAGTAAACAATAAAACGACGGATGGGGCCTTAGGCACATGGCATGGTAGCTCTATCCCCCAGTACCCGGTAGTCGCGAGACTATCGGGTATTTTTATTTTCCTCCTTTCCTTCCTAACTTTGCAGTGTTTTAATGAGACAATAATATGATCACTGCAACAAAACCAACTTCGCCATTGTTCACATCGTCGCTCGATACCTTTACATTTAAGATATCGGGCGACACCGCTACCGTCACCATCAAGTGCAACGGCATGGAGCTGCTCAGCGAGACCTACTACCCAGTCTCTGGCTCCATCACCATCTACGACCTCGGCACACTCATCGCCGATGCCGTGCGACCTACAGTGACAGCTTCCTTCACCATCGACATCACAGAGCACCAGGGCGAGATCGATATCGCCACATGGTCGAGCGGTGCCATCACCGCCTACTACGCCACCGTTGACATCGACATGTCGTGCTCATCATTCATAGACCGATACTTCCTCACCCTCCTCGATGGCACCAAGCTCACTCGACTGGGGCATCGTGAATATCTCCATGCCGCTGGCATCAACAGCTCCACCCCTACCGTGGTGGCACAGTTCTTCAAAGACAACCAGGTCACCACCGTTCAGGTTCCATCCTCAGCCACACCTACCCACACCGCCAACGGCATCACCTCATTCGATGTCTCACCAGACCGATACTGCGACGCATCAGAGGGCGACCTCTTCGCCTACACCGTCACCGTGGGCGACCGCACCCAGCAATATCAGATTGACCACACAGGCTCCATTGCCGACCCAGTGCTCCTCTTCACCAACAGCTTCGGCTGCCAAGAGATTTTCTATTGCCTGGGCAAGAAGAAAATCGCACCGATTTTCGAGCGCAAGAGTGCCGTCATCGGGGGCAAAAAGATAAATTACCAAGTCAAAGAGACACGCACTTTCGAGGGCGACACGGGCATCATCCCACCATCCATGGCACACTTCGCCGAAGACCTGCTGCGCTCCGATGAGGTTTACCTGTTCCGTGACTATGCCCAGGATAAGCAAATCACCCTCACAGACTCCAAGAGCGAGCGCACCAACGAGGCTGACGACCTCGCTGAGTTCACCTTCTCATACCAGTACTCTCAGCGCATCCAGAATGTCGTGTTCAAAAACATCGACACCTCTTCAGGCAAGATCTTCGACCGTTCCTTCGACGATACGTTCAATTAAACTCCTTCAGATATGGCAAACAACACAGACAACAAGACCGCCAAGGCCATCCACATCAACGAGCTGCGCCGTGCCCTCGACATCTCGCGCATCGACCGCACGCCCGTTGACCTAGACTGTTGGAAGGCTGGCGATGGTTCCATCATCCACTATAGGGGCTGGCTCGTCAAGAGTTCCTCATGGCAACAGGGCACCCACAACCTCTACAATCCCGTCAACCACCAGATACGCAAGGTGAGAGACATCTTCATCTTCAGATACAACAATCATCCCATCTATTTATAAAAACTTCTTCAGATATGAAAAATCAAGACAACATAGATATCACATACGCAACCGTAGGCGAGGTGATGCCTTACGAGGCATTCAACCCGACAAACGGCTTCGTTGAGTCATCCTCCATCTTCGATGATGACGAGACCACCCCTGTCCTGCAAGTCAAGGCCAACGATGGCAATACCTACGCCGTCATCCCATTCGGCGCAGACAACCTACTGCCATACGAACTCAGCAAAAAGATAGGCGAGTCTTCCGTCATGGCGCAAAACAAGCTCTTCAATGTGCTCACCTGCTATGGCATGGGACTGCAATACAACGACATCAAGACCAAGCTCCCCACCAAAGACGAAGACATCAACCTCTTCCGCATGCATAACTCCATGCCACGTTTTGCCCTGGAGCAAATCACCGACATGAAGTATTACTTTTTCTGCGTCTCAGCCATCATTCTCAACAAAAAGGGCGATTCCATCGTGGGTGTGCGCCACAAAGAGGCTTGTTACTGCCGATTTACAAAGAGCAAGGATGGTCGCTCCGAATACGTGCTCTATGCCAACTGGCGCAACTCCGTCGCCCCTGCCAACGTCGAGGTGCTGCCGCTGCTCGATGAGCTAGACCCACTGGGCGACCTCCAAGAGCGCATGGGCATGAAGGGGCAAAACGGACAGACCAAGTCACGACAGGGCGATGGCGGTCCTAAGACCAAAGACCGCATCTTTGCCATCGTGACCCGATTCCCGACGGTGGGATGCCAATACTACCCAGTGCCCTACTACAGTGCCATCTTCCGTGACAAGTGGTATGATATTTCCCGACTCATCGCCATTGGCAAGATGGCGAAGCTCAAAAACCATGCTGCCATCCCTTACCTGGTCGAGATACACCGTGACTACTGGACGGGCATCTTCAAAGAGGAGCACATCACAGACCCTGTCAAGAAGAAAGAGCGACAGCTTGCTGAAAAGAAGAAAATCCAATCCTTCATATCGGGCATCGAAAACAGCGGCAAACTCTGGATAGCGGGCTACTACACCACCCCTGACGGCAAAGAGGTTAAAATGGTGCGCATCACACGCATCGACACCTCTAAAGACGGTGGAGACTACTCTGACGACATCGCCGAGAGCAACAACATGCAGTGTTATGCCGACAACATCCATCCCAACCTGGTGGGCGCCACTCCCGGCAAGAGCCAGAGCAACAATTCGGGTTCCGACAAGCGCGAGCTCTTCACGCTGAAGCAGAGCATAGAGAAGGCATTCCACGACCTGATGGAGACGGTTCACTGGGTGATCATCTACTTCAACCACTGGGAGGAGAAGGTTTATCCGGATGTGCCGCTCATCATGCTCACGACCCTTGATGAGAACAAGGATGCCAAGAAAGTGTCTAACAATCCAAATTCCAAGACAGATGATTAATATTACCGCAGAACAGTTTGAGCAGCTCCTTCCATTCGTGGGAGCTGCTTCTGAAGATGTCTTCACGAAGATGCAGCCTGCACTGGAGAACGTATATTTCGACCTGGTGGCTACGGTTATCGGTTCAGACTTCGAAGATGCAGCCTGTATGGAGGACAGTCCGATATTGGGGAATGTGCGTTCCTATGTCATTCTGAAGACCTTTATCCTGCGTCTCCGTTCCAACGACCTCGTAATGACCGACAACGGTTTCGGCGTAGTATCAAACGAAAATATCTCTCCCGCATCACAGGCGAGGGTTGACGCCCTGTTCAGAGAACTGACCTATAAGCAGGACCAGCAGCTGCACGGCATTCTGAACCGCCTGCGCACGGTGGAAGGATGGAGCGAGACTGTTCAGGCAAGCAACAACATCGCCTCCTTCTTCTGGTCGCCTCTGGTATTGAGGGCTTACTCGCCGGTACGCGGTTTCGTAACTTTTGATGACCTGACAGCCCACCGGAGCGAGATAGGTACTGCGGAACTTGCTCTGCGCAGACAATTCTCCGACTCACTCATCGAACAGTTGCTTGAGGAGGAGCGCAAGGCACAATATGAGCCATTTCATCGGCATGCCATCGTAAAAATGTGCCATTTCATCGGCGCTCACATTTCTACCGGCGAAACGCCCGCTGATCCACATTACAAGGATCTCGCCTATACTGCAGTAGCCAACTTTATCGAAGAAAACATCGATAAATTCCCAAAATATAAGGATTCATCGGCCTACAAGGCCAATCACATGCAAGCGTATGAAAACAAAGCTGACGACCCGACCTTCTTCTTTGGATGCTAACGGAACGCTGAACCTTCACGTTCCTCATTCCTGGAGTGAATTGACACAGGAACAGTTGCGCTATGCGCTCTTCCTGCTCACCCAGGGGTGGGAAGAGTGGCAGGTAAGAACTTATCTCTTTGCCCGGTTTGCCGGCATAGACGTACTCAACGAGAAGAAAGACGGATGGCTCTGCGAGGTGGAGACGGATAAGGGCAAGAAGACAAGATTCTTTCTTGAGCTGTGGCAGATCCGAAGTTTCTGCGAGGCTTTCGACTATGTTTTCGATGGCAACGGGGCAGACAACAGACTCGAATCCATTGGTCTCTATAAGGCTGCAGATGTAGAGCTCTACGATTATCCGTTCGAATATTATCTGATAGCCGACAACTATTTCCAGCAGTACATGATGTCGGATAAGTCGAACGAAGAACCTCTCAAGGAACTGGCACGGTATCTCTATCTGGATGGCGAGGGCAAGAGCCCGGACCGCATCGAATGTACGGTACCAGAACTCATGGGCGTGTTTCTCTGGTATGTGCGGATAAAGCATAACTTTTCGGAAAAGTTTCCTCATCTCTTCAAGCCTGCAGCCGAAGGAGGTGAAGACTACGATATGGTAGGAGCGATGAATGCACAGATTCGGGCACTCACGGGAGGCGACATCACAAAGGAAGAGATTATCAGAAAAGCCGATGTGTGGCGGGCACTCACAGAACTGGATGCCAAGGCACGCGAGGCTGAAGAACTGAACAAAAGACTGAAAAAATCATGATTAAGACAGAAATCAATACCCCATCGGTACAGGTAGGCTTCGATGCCTTCTCTTACTTCAGAGATCTGGCAAAGCGCAATAAACTCTGCAGTAATCTCGGTTTCATGCCTACCACCTGCTCCAGTCCGACGGCATTTGAGGGTATGCTGAGCAATATGTCGAAGAGCAGAAATTTCATCGTTATAGATGATACCAACGACGGTAACGTAGCCATCAATGGTGACGGCAGCTTCCGTAAGGTAGTTACCTATACGGTATGGATCCTGATGCGATATAAACTGAACGACATGAACGACCGGCAGGAAAAGCTCAATACCTGCAGAAAGATATTCCGGCAGTTTCTGAGCAGGATCATCATCGATAAGATGAAATGGGAAAACGACTTCACTTATCTGCTGAGCGACCAGGTGGACAATCGGGAGATAGGTGCTTATTTCATTAACGGGCTTACTGGCGTGGAATTCCATATCGACGTTAGCGAGCCGCTAGACCTGGTATACAACAATGAAGAATGGAATGAATAACGTCAAGACTCCCGTCTCTCAGGAAGATATCTATGCTTATGAGCGTGGATGGGCAGAAGAGATGGTGAAAATCTGGAAGGAGAAAATCATGCACTACCGCATCCGCCATACGGGTGCTCTCTTCAACAGCGTGCAGGCTACTTCCTTCGGAGGTTCCAGCCGCACGATTGCCCATAAGTTCCTGCTCTATGGTCTCTACCAAGAGACGGGCACTGGCAATGGCTATTACCATGGCAACCCAGGTGACCTAGAGTTCCTCGACCCGGAATATCGTGCCAAGCACCATCTGGGTGAGCCACGTCAACGCCGCCCATGGTTCAACCGCAAATACTATGCGTCCATCATGAAGCTCAACGATATGGAGGGCTATTTCTATGGCGAGGAGTACAAGGGATTGATGGCTGACCTCTTCAAGCAGATGTTCGGCACACCCTTATAACGTATTTTTAATTTGCACCATTCCTTCGTAACTTTGCGAAAAAATAAACAAATACGATGGCAGATAAAATAAATACAGAGATACTGCAGAGGGCGTTCGAGTCCATCAGAGACGAGCGTGCCAAGGGTGCCAATACAGCGAGGCGCATTGGCGATGCCTTCCTCTCCCTCCTAGCCTATGCCTCACAAGACAATGGTGCATACCTCTCTCGTGAGCATGACGATGCCGCCATGGGACTTATCACCTTCCTAAAGGGGCTTGTCTCCGAGGGGGTGGCTCACCTCAACCAAGGTGCACAGTTTGGTGGTTTTGTCTCTGGCATGGCCACAGGCAAGGGCGCAGCCATCGACGGCGATGGCAATGCTGAGGTCGAGAGCATCAAGGTGCGCTCATACATGCAGGTGCTTGAGCTGATAGTCAACAGACTCTCAGCCTTCGAGGGTGACCAGTTCTTCACCGAGAGCGACACCATCGAGCAGGTCGATGACCTAGGCTCAGGTTGCTACGGTCTCCACCTCCGCTCCAAATACCAGGGCTATTTCACCGCACAGCACGTTAACAACGTCATCAAGGGCGTGGTCAACAACCTAGCCACAGCCACCACCTCGTCCACATCTGCCAGCTATTACACCTCATGGATGCGCATCAACAGCGTCAATGCCGTCCAAAACTACATCGAGGTCACCCTATACCCCGACACCGAGGTGCCAGGCGGACAAAACTTTCCGCCGTGCGAACTCATGAACATCGCCCGATTCGGCAACCAGACAGACGAGACCCTGCAGAGCTGCTTCTATGTCTCCTCCACCGAGGGGCGCATCGTCAAGCTCACAGGTGTCACCAAGCCCATACTGGATGATTACAACTACGGCATGGTCTTCGGCACAGTCCCCGAGTGGGTACAGTCCCTCAACCTTCCACTCGTCAAGGGCAGAGACTACCTATATGCCGCTGGCATCATCACACAAGACATCATACAGATAGACTACCATGGCAAGCCCATCGTCACCTACGTTGACAGAGGCCCATGGAGCGAGACCGCCGACTATTACAGCGCATCCCTCAATGAGGATACCCAAAAATACGAGACCTCCGATGTCTGGTACACCGGCTGCAAGTGGAGATGCCAGAAGACAGGCACACACACCGCCCCACGGTGGAACAACACCGACTGGGCGATGATCGAGGGCAACCCCAACTTCACCATCGACTTCATCGAGGCTGAGACCGTCTATGATTACGACAACTTCCGTGCGCCCCTCACCATCGTGGCATATCTCTACGGTCAAAACATCACCGCCGACATACTCGACAACGATGTCGCCTGGACACGCTACACTGAGAATTCCAGGGGCGAGCAGCGCGTCTCCTCCGACAACATCTGGTCACTCAACCGAGGCGGAGCAGGCAAGGCCATCGTCCTCACCCAAGACGACCTATCAGTCGACAGCGACGGCATCCCCAAGGTCATCCGCTTCACAGCCACCGTCACCCTGCGTGACGGCATGGGCGATGAGGTGGCTCAAGACGCCGCCTCATTCGAGTACGCCGTCTAAATTCAACACTCAACATTCAACATTCAACACTCATAAATATGAAGACTCGCAGATTAGACTTCAAGTTCACACCGCTCCAACTCAGCGTCTCCATGACGCTAGAGGGCAGCGTGCCCAACGAGCAGACCTATGATGCCGACAGTGGCGAATACGCACCAGACTATTCCCTCACACCTGCCGTCATCAAGCCTACCGTGGGCATCATAGACAGAGACGGCATATTGCAGAGCGGCTGCGTCAACAGCCAGCTCACAGATGTCTCCTGGTGCCGTGTCGTCGATGGTGTCGAGCAGACTACCCTCGTCAACGCCACCAACCAGCAGATCATCACCTTCTCGGGCGATGACACAGGCAAGATCCTCTGGTATCAGAATGCACAGCCACAAAAGCCCATCACCTTGCGCTTCAAGGCCAAGTTCCTCGACATACGCACAGGCGAGGTACGCAATATCACCCAAGACTTCCCGTTCACCTGCCGCAATGCCACCCTATACAAGCCAGTCCTCTTGCTCTCATGCGGTGACCGCTTTTACAACCCCCTGAGAGACGAGAGCCTAGCCACCGTCACAGCCTCCCTCAGGCTGGGCACAGAGGAGTGCGCCAAGGCCAAGCGCAAGTTCGCCTGGCAGATGCTGCGCAACACAGGCTACTACACAGACATCACAGATGACGACCTAGAGGTCAGCGTCTCAGCCGATGGCGACTCCATCACCATAGACCAGTCGCTCATGGGCGAGAGGTGCAGCCTCCGCTGCCGTGCCCGATACAGTGCCACAGGCAACCCATCGGCCGTGGCACTCACCGATGCCAGCCCTACCAAGGTCATCACCTTCGCCCGACGCATACCGTCATTCGACTATGACTACATGGGCGTGACTGACAACCTGCCGCCAGGCACCACCTCCATACAGCCAGAGGCATACATCTACGACAATGCCGGCAAGATACCCGATGCCGAGCGCAATCTCTTGCCACTCTGGTACATGGGTGCCAACCTCTCCGCCACCAAGATAGACTATCGTCTCAAGGGTCACGGCATGCAGCCCACCATCAAGACCGACCTCGTCGACCCAAGCCGAGGCGCAGTCATGGCGCTCGATGTCAAGATACTAGACCCGCTCGCCCTGGCAGCCGATGCCGACGGCAAGGTCTTCACAGATGCCGACGGCACCCCATTCGTCTGGCACTAAATAATTCAACACTCAACATTCAACATTCAACATTAAAAAGATATGGAAAGATACATCAAAGCCAACCGCCTCGTGGTGGAGCACCTCCACCTACAGGGCGACCGCACAGAGCTTCAGGATGGCAACTTCCTCCTCTGGCTCCAAGACCTCATGGTCTTCGGTCCACTCTTCAACCTGGCAGCCATCTGCTCACAGATCGGAGCCATCGCCCTCACAGGCCAAGAGGCGCGACAGGAGCAGGAGGGCACTTCATGCCAGCAGCTGCCAGTGGCCACTGATCAGAGATTCGTCATCAGTTCAACCAATAAGTCAGAGGAGGGTGAGTCATGAGTGGAGCCAGCAAGAGCGTCAGCATCAAGTTCATCAGCCGTGTCGGCACATACATGGCCATGATACAGTCACCAAGCGGCGACCTATACCAGGAGTATCAGCGCAACGGAGACAAGGTCACCGTCATGCCAGACTTCTCACAGACCAAGCCGCTACTCAACTTCGTCTGCACATCATCCCGAGTGGCTGAGGGGGTCTCCACGCCAGTCAGCATGCGCTACTACTTCAACGGCGTTGAGATCACCTTCGACTCCGCAGGCAAGTCCAGCGGACTCTTCACAGGCCTCTTCGAGAGAGTCGTGCCGTCAGCCTCACAGCTCTACTATGGTCTCCGCATCGTCGGCAACCTCGTCCAAGCCTCTGGCTATGCCCCCATCGTCATCAAGATGGTGGGCAAGATCTCAGCCAAGGCGCAGAGCGCAGAGGTCACAGACGACATCCAGGCAGACTACACCATCCCAGTCGGTCCATACACGGGCACGGCATACCGTGTCACCATAGCCGCGGGCGATGCCAAGAGCTTCACCCTCAGCAGCCCAGATGACAGCTGCGTCCTCGTTGCCAAGGCTCTGCAGGGCAATGACGAGATTACCTCCACTCTCTATTACAAGTGGTACAAGGCGGTCAGCTCAGACACAGGCTGGCAGCTCATCAGCGATGCCACCACAGCCAAGCTCACCGTCAAGGCCGCTGATGTCACCTGCACACGTGACTACAAGGGCGAGGTCTACAGCGACAAGTCCATGGCGGCAGACAAGCTCATCGGCTACGACTTCGTCACCGTCATGGATGCCTCCGACCCATACGACATAGAGCCATGTCCGAGTCCGCTAGACATCACCATCGAGGAGGACACCAGCGGCAACGGCTCCGTCACATTCACCCCAAAGCTCGTGGTCCGAGGCAAGTCGCAGACCATAGACACCAAGTTCTACTTCACACTCAAGTCGCCGGCAGGCGTGGTGCTCAACACCGATGCCGCACGCAAGCCGACCGTGCAGCTCTCATCCTTCACCGTCACCAGAGACGACTGTCTCCATGGCGGAGGCACAGACATATCATTAACCATAGAGTCAGTCAAGTGATCATGGCAGTTAAGACATTACTCATACATTTCCTCAAGCTCGGTGTTGGCATAGCCAGCACCGAGATGGAGTATGCCGACTCCACCAGCTGCGATACTCCTCCAACAACAGGGTGGCAGACCACTCCACCACAGTGGCAAGATGGTCACTACATCTGGACACGCACACACATCACGTATACCAATGGCAAGGAGACATATACCTCTCCAGTCTGCACGACAGGCAGTCAGGGGCAGCAGGGTGAGCGTGGTGCCGTCCTCCGTGGTCCGCAGCTCTGGTCAGACTGCGGCGTGGGCTATTGCTTCGAGGCTGGAGAGACTGGCAAGGAGTGGAAGGATACCGTCATCTACAACGACAACACCTACTCCTGCGTCAAGAGCCACGTCAAGACTGCCGACAACTACCCCGGCAGCGCAGATGACATCAACAACGGCTACTGGCGAGTCGGCAGCCCCATCGAGCTGATTGTCGCCAACATAATCATGTCACGCTACCAGCTCGTCAAAAACCTCGGGGTCGAGACCATTGAGATGAAGGATGCCGATGGCAACATCGTCTTCCGAGCCAAGGATGGTGAGGTGTTGGCCAACAAGGGCACATTCAACAATATCGTGTGCGACCATGGCGAGTTCACCAATGCTGTTGTCACAGGTGACCTCAACATGAGCACACTTCGTTATCTAGCCAACTGGGGCGGCAATATGGGCGCAGCCGTCATGGCCAAGGCTTTCAACATGGGATACGGTCCTTTCATCTTGCCACACCTCAATGACAACGAGTGCATGAGAGTGGTCTTCTATAATCCAGTGATAACAAGAAGTTCACTGCCAGCCAAGGTCTCATGCCAAGGCAGCAATGATGTGTTGAAGCCAGCTTCTAACATATATACCCCAACCTCATATCGTCAGATAGAAGTCTCCGGGTGGTGCGAGATGATCGGCTCAAACTTGACAAGTGGCAAAACCACATGGATATATAACTATATCGTGCAATCTTAAGATTAATTCATTATGATAGACAAAAAAACTTTCGACAAGGCTCCTGACGTTAACACCGTCAACAGCAACCAGTCATTCCTCATGACTGACCAAAAAGGCAACGTCACCAAGATTCCTTTGTCCGCCCTCAAGGCTGACCTCAGCCTGGGCAGCCACACATGGTGCGGCAGAGTGTGGAATACAGCCAACGCCACCCCCAAGGCGGCCATGGTGGTCGGCGACCTCGATGTCCTCCGTGAGCTGCCGCTCACCCTAGGTCTCGGCGCTTACCTCGTCAAGAATGACCACAGCCGCCGCAAGCTCGATGCCACAGACCATTACAAGTATGCCACGGGCGAAGCCGCCAAGCTAGACGGTTCACAGGGCCACTACCAGTGGGGATGGGGCAGAGAGTTCTACTTCGTCACCAAGGATGTCGGTGGCCTCCATTACGAGATGATTGGTCTCAAGCCTATCCCTGGCGAGTACAACTACAAGATCCCTATCGGCTCCATCTCCGCCTCAGGCTTCGCCACCATCGAGCGCAGCACAGGCAGACTCGTCAGCTTCATCAACACAGGATCTGACTACCGAGGAGGCAACAACGATGCCTCCCTTGACGGCACCAACCGCACCCTCTGCGGCAAGCCGGCAAGCTCGCAGACCACAGAATACTTCCGTGCCGCCGCACGCAAGAATGGCAAGGGGTGGCTCTGCACCACCATGCGACACACCACCATCATCGCCGCACTCATCGGGGTCATCATGGGCACACACTACGACCAAGATGCCGTCAACACCGCCAAAGACGCCAACGGTCTCTACCAGGGCGGTCTCGGTGCAGGCACCTCAAACTTCAACTGGGATACCTGGGGCACTTACAACTCCTACCGCCCATTCCTCCCCATGTCCGCAGGCATCGAGCTGGGCGACAGCGTGGGCGAGACTACCTACGCAGTCAAAAATGACGCTGGCACCACGGTCTACACAGCCAAGGTCTCCAGCTTCTTCGGTCTCAAGCACGCACAGGGCGGCTACCTCTGGCGCATGATGGATGACGAGCAGGTGCGCATCAACTCCGATACCACCGCCACACACCTCGTCGCACCATCCATCTACGGCTCATGGACCATCGGCTCAGCCACGGGCATGAAGGCTTACAGCACATCGCCTGCCACAGGCGAGGGCTACATCACCCGACTCTCCATGGAGCATTTGGAGAATTTCGCCACGGCCGTCGGAGGCAGCGAGACCACATACTGGACTAGCTATTTCTGGAATACTTCCAAAGCTACGAGCGGTTTCCGTCTCTGCCTGCGTGGGTGTAACGCTAACAATGGCGGTCAATGCGGTTCTTCGACTCTCAACGTTAACAATGATGTCTCGAATGCCAACGGTAACATCGGCGCCGCCCTCTGCGAAGCAGCATCCGAGTGGTCAGTGGAGCCAGAGTATTACGCAGCGGCCTAAAGTCTGCAAAAGCTTGCTGGGTGTCCAAAAGTTTGCTAGGTGTGCATCAGCATACAGGGCAACCGCGGCGTAGCCGCAAGCACCCAGCGAGCGCAGCTCGCACCCACAGATACCGCCTTTGGCGGTCGGCGACCAAAATTTTTAGCCCATATTGGCAAAAAAACGCTCTTTGACTTCTTTCCATCCGATTTTTTTATTAACTTTGCAGTGGTTTTCTAACCAGGGTGTGACCCTTGGTGCTGGTTTCCGTCTCTGCCTGCGTGGGTGTAACGCTAACAATGGCGGTCAATGCGGTTCTTCGACTCTCAACGTTAACAATGATGTCTCGAATGCCAACGGTAACATCGGCGCCGCCCTCAACTTAAACACTAGAGACTCTCTTATACAGGGCTATCGTTTGCTACCCTGTTCGAGATAATAGGGTCAGTCCTCGCCCCATGGCGATACATACACACACCAAGATTAGCTGGTAGATGATGACAATAAGGTCATCCGGTCGAAGGTTATGAACATTAAAAAAGCAGACACCATTTTTCCAGTGCAGGCTATCTGCACAGATACACAGTTTACACAGATTATTACACAGACTTAACACCGCAAGAGTTATGAGAAGGTTTGGCCATATCTCGCCACAGGTCGAGACACTCGACAACTTCTGGCGTGCATTCTACGACTATGCGCGCCAGAAGTCATCACGTCTCTCCGTCCAGCGTTTCGAGTCAGACCTTGACCATAACCTTGACCACTTGCTAGAGGCCTATCAGACAGAGTCCTGGCATACATCGCCATACACTCCCAAGACAGTTGACTTCCCCAAGCGCAGAGTGGTCAACAAACTCCCAGTCGCTGACCATGTCATGCAGCATGCCGCCCTCGCACCTGTCGAGGCAGACCTGCGCCGCACCATCCATGGTCACAGCCCAGCTGGCACCAAGGGCAAGGGCACACATTATTTCTATCAGCTTGTCAAGCGAGACATTTTCTCCTCGCCACAAGCCGACACCTTCTATTGCCTACCCATGGACATCCACCACTATTTTCCGTCTATCGACCACAACCTGCTTAAGGCAGAGTACCGCCGCAAGATCAAAGACCGCAAGCTCCTCGCCTTCATCGACGAGGTGGTGGATAGCTACAATCCCGGCATCGTGCTCGGTGTCAAGCTAGCCCAGCTCTTGGGGCAGCTCTTCCTCGCTCGTTTCGACTACCTCGCCATCCGCTGCTTCGACATCCTCCAAGATGCCGACCGCTTCCGCTATTGGCAGGCTCGCTACGTCAGCGACATGCTCGTTACATGCCGCACACCTGAGCAAGCTAGACTGCTAAGTGGGGGGGTGAAATCCCTCAATGACCGCTTCGAGCGGTTCTGCCAACAGGGGCTCCGCCATTATTATCGCTTCATGGACAACATCTACATCCTCCACGAGGATAAGGTGTTCCTCCGCCTCATGGCAGAGCTCTCCGTCATGCACCTCGCCAGAGACTGGCATCTCTCTATCAACAAGTCATGGGGTGTCCATCGCACTTGCGATGGCATCGACTTCTGCGGTCAGATCATCTACGCTGACCACGCCCTTTTGCGCAAGAGATTCAAGCATGATCTCTGCGCACAGGTGGCAAAACTCCGCAAGCAAGGTTACTCAGAGCGTCAGATCCAGCTCAAGGCAGCATCACGCCTAGGGCTGGGCATACACGCCAACACAAAAAATCTATATAAGAAAATCGGTATGGAAAGATTTGGTAAACTCGTAAAGGCACGCCGTGCGCGCGTCCCTTTCGAGGGAATGGAGAAATCACAGCAGCAGTCCATCGAGGACATCATCTGCAGTGAGGGTCAGGATGAGAACAAGTTCCTCATCCAAGTCATAGATTACAAGGTCGATGACTCGGTCATTGAGAAGGAGACCGTGCAGGTCGAGGAGACTGCCGCAGACGGCAGCACCCACCTCGTCACCAAGGAGGTGCCCAAGAAGCGCCTCACCCTGCGCTATCGCATCATCGACCACATCGAGGGCACCACAGAGGTCTGGCAAACCACCGACCACTACCTCTATACAGGCTCCAAGATCCTGATAGACCAAGCCCTCAACGACTTCTGTCGTGACGAGCTACCATTCTCAACCGTTGTCAAGGAGCTTCACAACAAGTTCAAAAAGAAGTTCTATAAATTCACATAAACGGTTATGAAAAAGATTTATCCAGCTCGCAAGAGCTTCGTCAAATATGACGATGATCACTTCTTGCTCTACCTCGGTGAGCAAAAAATAGAAGACTATCACCCGGAGACAAACACTCCAGGTTCTTCTTCAGACGACAAGTCCAAGGCAGCGGACAAGGGCATCACCGCCTTCAGCTACGAGGGCACAGAGCCAGACGGCTCCACCAAGATTGCAGCCAAGTCAGCAACCTACGATGACTTTGCCGCAGGTTTGGTTCGCACCAAATACAGCCAAAACCAGGTCGAGGCCATCCTGTGCAACCATGGCGATGGCAATGAGGAGCACCAAAAGGAGTATGACACCTTCCAGGCTTGGCGCATCCAAGCCAAGGAGATGGCTCATGAGGTGCTTGAGAGAGCGGTCTAATTGATAAATACCCGATAGCGAGGTGGCTATCGGGTATTTTTATTTTTCCACCTATCTAATTACCTTTGCATAATAAAAAGCAAAAATATCATGCAGAGAAATACTAAAGAATGGATACAATACGGCTCAGCCATCGTAGTGCTCACCTCTGGCATCGTACTGGCATACGTCAGCTATTTCACATCACAGATGCGAGATGTCACTGACAACGTGCTCTGGTACTTTGCTCAGACACTCATGTATGCTGGCTCCATCTTTGGCGTGGCTATCGCCATCGATGCCAAGTTCGAGAATATCAAAAACAAATTTTTAAATCATAAAAACAATGAGACAGATTAAACGCATTTTCGTTCACTGCACAGCAGGTTCACAGCGTCAGACCATCGATGACCTCAAGGCTGAGTTCCACCGAAAAGGCTGGTCCAATCCTGGTTATCATTATGTCATCGACACCAATGGTGGTGTCCACCAACTCCTCGCCATCGAGCATGTCAGCAATGGTGTCCAGGGCTACAACTCCACCGCCATCAACGTGGCCTATATCGGTGGCATCGATGCCGACGGCAAACCTATCGATAACCGCACACCAGCGCAAAAAGACGCTCTTGTGCTCCTACTCCACAAGCTCAAACAAAAGTTCCCAACGGCTCAGATCATGGGCCACCGTGACATCTGGGGCACAGACAGGTCCAACTGGCGCAAAATGTGCCCATGCTTCAACGCTATCCAAGAATATAAAGACATCGCATAAATTATGAAATCTCCAAAGACCATCATTTCACTCCTGGCAATCATGCTCATCACGACCATGGTTGCCTTCATCAGTTCGGCTAACAAAAACGAGGCTCTGCAGAGAGACCTCGACCGCATGACGCAAAATGTGGCAAACGTCAACTATGACATTCAGTATGACAAAGTCCAAGACTCCCTGCCTGTGGCTCAAAACAATGCACTGCAGGTGAAATATGACGAGCTTCAAAAACTCCACCTCACCGACGCCCAGCTCATCAAAGACCTCAAGGTTCGACTCAAAGATGCACAGACCATCCATACAGTCTCATCTGCCACGACCGACACAGTGCCCATCTCACCAGTCCCAGAGACTGCCGATTCCGTCTTCTCATACAGAGACCGATGGCTACAGCTTAACATCGACATCCCTGCCAGACAATGCCAATATACCGCCTACGATAGCCTCACGACCATCGTCAGCCGCACCTACAAGCACAAGTTTCTGTGGTGGCGCTGGGGGACAAAAGGCTATAAGGTTCAAATCGTCAACTTCAACCCTCATTCCAGGATTAACTACTCGAGATACATAGAAGTAGTTAAATAACAGGGTTAAAGCAAAGATTTAACATAAAAAACTTGCATATTCTGATTTTTATTATTATATTTGCAACAAAGATAATGACAAACTTTAGAATTATGGTAGGTATATTGATATTCTCAGCTATTGCAGCTTTCATCACTCTAGGTGTTGGCCATACTCTTAACAGGATGGGGAAGCATGTTTCTTCTTATCCTCACAAGGGTATGGAAGATGA